TGTTAAATCTAAACCGACTTTAGCTCAGCAAAGAGAGCGAGACGGTAAGCCTGTAAGAGGGAGGTTTAACTTTTTGGAAGTTCCTGGAGGAACGTTACGTTTTGCTTTTAGGAAATACAAGGGTGAGAAGATAAAAAATTACTCACTTAAAGATGGTGAAATTTACACTATACCGAGATCTGTGGCAAAGCATTTAAATACTGCTGGAAGATATCCGGTCCATGAATACCAAACTGATGAAACTGGTAAACCAATTATAAGGATAGGTCGCTACAAGAGACGTTATAATTTTGAAAGTCTAGAGTTTCTTGACGATTTAGGCCCAAATGATTCAAATTTATATACAGTTGAAAAGGTCTAAATTTTATTTTTAAGGATTAATTATGCCTGACAATACGTTATCTACGCTGGAACAGATAAGAATAAAGATAAGAAGATTGACGAGAACTCCATCTTCTGCGCAGTTATCTGATGATGACATAGATAACTATGTTAATAACTTCGTTCTTTATGATTTTCCTGCCCATCTAATAGCCCCGTCATTAACCGAAGTGTTAACATTTTATACGGATCCATACATTGACACATATTCTACAAATACAGCTGATCCAAATAATCCGTTGTATAACTTTAAGAATGAGTATGTTGGTGTTAAAGGTCCTGCATATATATCTGGTTGTCAGGCATATCTATCTTTTTCACTAGAACAGTTTTATAACGCCTATCCAAGGGTTCAGTTTAGAGAGCTTATAGGCACTGGAGACGGAGTAACCACAAATTTTAGTGGAACGCTATCAGATTTTCCTGTCTTGAGGGAGAATGTTTTAATAAGTGCAATTGATAATAACGATAGCGGATTAGAGGGTCACGACGATGGCGAAGGTAATTTTGAAGGTGATGTTGTTGCTGGTGGAACTATAGATTATGTGACAGGAGATTATGACATTACTTTCACATTAGCAGTAAAAAGTGGTGAAGATGTTTATGCAAACACAATGCCTTATGTTCCAACTCTTCCGACAAATATTCTTTACTTTAAGGATGAATTCACTTTAAGACCTATACCAGATAGGCCATATAGGGTAGATGTGACTTGTTATAGGAGGCCTACCGAGTTTCTTAACGCTGATGATATGCCAGAGTTGTCTCAATGGTGGCAATATATAGCTTATGGTGCTGCAAAGAAGGTGTTTGAAGATAGGATGGATATAGATAGCATTCAAAAGATAATGCCTGAATTTAAGAATCAAGAGCTTTTAATTAATCGAAAAAGGATTAAAGAGAATTCCCAAAAGAGGGCTGCTACGATATACGCTTCTGCTATGCCTATATCTGCAGACACTGGTTTTAATGACAATATTTAGGAGATAGTAATGGCATATCAAGGTAATAAGCCTGGTGCAAATGATAGAATATCTACATCTCAATCAGATATACAAAATAATTTCACAGAAATACAAACGGTTTTAACGGTCAACCATGTCGACTTTGCTGATCCAAATGAGGGTAAGCATACACACGTATCTCTTCCTGAGCAAGCAGCTGATAAGGTAACAGCTGCAAGTGAGATGGCTTTATATACTAAAGATTCTGGCACAGCTCCTAATCTTTATTTAAGGCAAGAGAGTAATGGAACAGTGTTTAATATTACACCGTCTAACGCTGGCCATGCTGCATCTGGATATGAGACTTTACCTTCTGGTTTAAAGATGTGCTGGGGGACTTCAACAATAGCAAGTGGCTCATCAACAAGGACGGGAATAGCGTTTGCAAGTGCTTTTAGTACTGCTGTATACTCTGTTCAGCTTTGTTGTTATGACGCTCATGGAGCCGGAAGTAATGCGCAAGATTTTGTAGTTAATCCGTACTCTGTAGCGTTGGCAAGCTTTGCAGCTAAGAGGAATTCTGGATATACGGGACCGGTAGCATATTTTTATTACTTAGCTATAGGGGTTTAACATGGCACAAGACCGCTTTTTAATTGCTCCTTTTAAGTCTGGTCTTCAAACTGGAGCAGCGCCGTTTTTAATTCCTGAAGATGCTTTTGAAGAGTTAAGAAATGCCTATGTGTTTAGAGGAAGGGTTAGAAAAAGGTTTGGATCTAACTACACTGGTTCAGGTGCAGCTACTGCTTTAGAGGAGCCGTTATATTCAAGGTTAAGAATAGCTCTTACTGGTGGGGCTGGTGTTGGTGTTACCGATGGTACCGGGGCGGCTAATGGAACTGTTCCGGGTGCAATATTCAAGATAGGTCAAGCGTTTTCCGTAGATGATGAGATATTTACTATTTATCAAACTGGAACTCCTGCAGCTACGTTGTCTACTGGTGCTGGAACATTGACTTATAATACAACGACTGGTGCGTATGTTATTACAGGCGCAGCTGCAACAACGCAAGTATATTTTTATCCTGCTGAGCCTGTCATGGGTTTAGGGATGTATGAAAGTGGCACTATAAACGATCATGTAGCATATGCAATGGATACTCAGTTTATATATAAATTTTCTGGTGGAATATGGGCCTTAGATGGTCCACCTGCAACATATTTCAATGGAGATAATTCTGATTTCTTTTGGATAACTAATGCTGATGGAACCACTTCTGATGATACAAACATGTTTATATCTAACTTTCAGGCAGCAATTGGTGTTCCTGCCGCTGGTGATGATAATATCTGGACGTATGATGGAACTACGTGGTCTGCGTTTAATCCTAATTTTACAGTAGCTGGTGATAATGTACTGACAGCAAAGATAATTCTTCCTTTTAAGGACAGATTGATATTATTAAACACTATTGAGCAGGATGCAGCAGCAGCTGCAAACACTGCTTATCCAAATAGGTGTAGATTTTCTCACAATGGTTCCCCGTTATCTGCATCTGCTTTTTATGAACCAGACGAGGTTGGAGCAACCGGTGGTGGTTTTATAGAAGCACCAACTGAAGAAGAGATAGTATCTGCTGTATACATTAAAGACCGGTTAATGGTGTACTTTGAAAGAAGTACATGGGAACTTGCTTATACTAATAACCATATTCAACCTTTTCAGTGGCAAAGAATTAATAGTGAGTTGGGTTCTGAGTCTACATTTTCAGCTGTTCCATTTGATAAGGTGGCTTTGAGTATAGGTTCTCAAGGGATAACGGCTTGTGATGGTATCAACATAAAGAGAATAGATGAGTCTATTCCGGACGAAGTCTATAAAATTATCAATACATTTGACGGTATTAAAAGAATACACGGCGTTAGAGACTACTTTACTGAGATGGTTTATTGGACATTTCCTCCTGGAAAGGGTTCAGATGATAATACGTATCCAAGTAGGGTGTTGGTTTATAGTTATTCTAATAATACTTGGGCATATAATGATGATTGCATAACTACTTTTGGGTACTTTGAGCAGCAATCTGACAGAACATGGGCTACGACTCATGATTCATGGGTTAACGCTAATTATACATGGATATCTGGTCTTAATCAGGCTAACTTTAGGCAAATAATAGCTGGAAATCATCAGGGTTATGTATTTTCATTGAATCCGGCTGTTGGTTCTAATGCTGGTGTTATGCAGATAACAAATTTAACGTATACGGCTGCTACAAATTTAGTTACTGCGGTAATGGAAGATCACACATTATCTACTGGTGATTACATAAAATTATCTAATGTTCAGGGTGTAGTTCTTTCTGGTGATGGTATTTATAAGGTAACAAGGGTTGATGCTAATACAGTGACGTTTGTATCATCTGTGTTTACTGGTGCGTATACAGGTGGTGGTGTTGCGGCAAGGGTATCCAACTACAGTATAAAGTCTAAAATGTGGAATCCGTACCTTGGTACTGGTGATAATCTATATCTTTCTGAGATTAACTTTTTGGTATCTAGGACAGATGATGGAGAGGTTACAGTTAATTATAGAACCTCATCTACTGATTTAAACATGATAGATGAAAGTAATTCAGCAATTGGAACAGGAGCTCTTTTAGGAACAAGTATATTAGAGACTTCTCCTTATGCGACTATTAATCTAGAGCAGATACAAGATTACCTATGGCATCCAGTCTATTTTCAAGCTGAGGGCAACTTTGTTCAGATTTATATGTATTTGACCGACGATCAGATTATCGTTCCGGAAATAGCGGATTCATTGTTGGAGATACAAGCTATGGTATTAAAGACCGAAAGGGTTAGATCGTGGCAATAAGGAACCCTGGGCAGTTTATACCGACTACTACCTTATTAGATGTTCAGGAGATAAGGTCTGTAGATGTTACAAGTGATGAGTTTAAGGACCTGTTGGTTCGCTTATATCAGACTACTAATAGCATTGCATTGAATTTAAACGTTAAGGATTCTGGTATTTATAGTCTGGATGAGTATGTTACTGGTGCTGAGTATTTCCCTAACACTGGATATAGTTCTTCTACTGCTGTAAATCCATCTCCAAGGCAAGTTTTCAGAAAGGTGATAAACTTTGGAACTTTACCTAATGCAGGTACTACTAATGTAGCTCATGGGATAACGGTTAATGCGAATATAACTTTTACTAGGATTTATGGTTGTGCTACTAATACGGCAAAAACAAGTTTTTTACCGTTACCATATTCATCAACAACGTTAATCAATAATATAGAGCTTAGTGTTGATAATACTAATGTAAGTATTATTACTGGTATAGATAGAACGTCTTATACGACATGTTTTGTTGTATTGGAGTATATAAAACAATAGAAAGGCATGGTATGAGTTTAAGAAACATGTTATTTGGTAGGGGTGGCAGAACAGAGCAATTTGAAAAGTACACGCCTGAGCAGCAAAGTGCGTTGAGTCAGATTTTACAACAAGCTCTTACTGGCTTGCAGGGTAATCAGTTTGATTTTGGGCCTATAGAGGAGCAAGCAAGAACTGATTTTAGGGAACAAACAATACCTGGTATAGCTGAAAGGTTTACTGGTATGGGTGCTGGAGGACAAAGATCTTCAGCTTTTAGGAGTGCTTTGGGAAGGGCTGGATCTGGGTTAGAGCAGGGTTTAGCTGCTCAAAAGTCTGGATATAATCTTCAAAGACAGGGTCTATTACAGAATCTTTTAGGAACAGGTTTAAGCCCTAGGTTTGAATCTGCATATTTTAATCGTCAACCAGGCTTGCTTGAGAGTTCGTTACCAAATGTATTGCCAGGTTTAATGAGAATGTTTATTTAGGAGAAGATTATGCCTCAAGTTATAAATGAATTAGGATTGGGACAGTCTCTAGGACAATCTTTGGGGATGGGTTTACAGGCTTTATTGGGTGAAAAAGTAAAAAAGATGCAGCAACGTCAGCAGGCTGGTGGTTTATCACAGCTTTTAGGTATTACTCCTGATGAAGCATCTGGGCTAACAAATTTAGATCCAAGAATACAGCAGGAATTGGTTAAGCAAAAAATGCAAGCACCTTCTAGGGAGGCTTTTGCTGGGGCTTTATCTTCATTACTTGGAGGGGGACAACCCGTTAGTACTGGTGCCGAAGGTATTGGCGCACAGCAACTTTCTCAATTAAATCCGCAGCAAGCAATTCAGTTAGCACAATTAGGCTTACAGCAAAAGCAATTACAACAAAAGGAAGATATTGCAAAAAGATCTGATGAAAGAAAAAGCCAACAAAGAATGTTGGAGTCTGGTCATATTAAAAACATAGAAACAGTCACTAATTCAAGGGAAAAAATAAAATCTGCAGATGAGAGTATGCGTGCAAATAAAGACGTCTTAAGATATTTAGACACAGGCAATGTGGATACTGGCGTTGTTTATGCGGTCAAAAAAGGCGCAAACATTGATAAATTTGGAACATCTCCTCAAACTCAAGCTGTTGCTAAATTACTGGCTGCTGAACCAATTAGATCTTTGAGTTCTATTCCTGGACAGGCTGCAAGGTTAAGTAAAGTATTTGATACGATTAAAGATATGACTCCGCAATTATTTAATACAGAAGAAGGTTTAAGGCAAATAGCACAAATAAGAATAGCAGACTCTAAGGCAATGTCAGAGTTCGAGAAAGCTAAAATAAGAGCGTTAGAGTCTTATAGGAAAAAATCTAAGCAAGCTCCTTATGATTTAG